TTATTTGGCGTTTGCCATCGTCGACTTGAGCAATTTATCGCCGAGCCAGTGGGCGTACTTCAGGCCCTTGGGAGTGGGGGAGATGTACTTCGTACGCCGATCAGCCGCCTCGGACTCTGCCTTGAGAAAGTCCTGAGCAATCAGGCTTTGCAGTCTCTTGTGCAAGGTCGCCGGTGATCCCAGCTCAGATTGATCGATCATCTCGCGAACAGTCAGGGGTTCTCCCGCTGCCCAGTGCACGGCCGCTGCTTCAAACAAAGCCTTGTGATTCGCATCCAGGTGCTCAAAGCCAGGCATTTCCTCAATAGCGGTGGAGAGCCTGAGGAAGCGCAAATAGGCTTCGGCATGCGGTGAAAGCTTCATTGCTTGCGATTCTAGTTTTTTTAAGAAAATCTGGCTTCTCATAGTTCAGGACACGTCTTTATTTGGTTTTCATTGCGGCCGGGACGGCGTGGCCCATGGCGGTGTTGAGCTTGTTGAGGTTGCGGTTGTCGTCGCCCTTGGGTAGCCACTTGGCGTAACTGCGCAGCATCGTGACCACGCTGTGGCCGTGCTGGGCGGCCACCCAGGCCGGGTCACATCCGGCCATCAGGGCTAGAGTGACACTGGTGTCTCGGCATTCCTTGGGCGGGCGGTAGCGCACCCCGGAAATCCGTAAGGCTGCTTTGAACATCACGCGTTGGCCCTGGTCGTCGTGCCAGGCACGTTTGGTGGCAGGATTCATGAACACCTCCTTGCCCGTCAGGTGGGTGCGGGCGCGTTGGCGCTCGATCACGGCTGCTGCGCGTGCGTTCAGCTCCACGATGCGCTCCTTGTGCGTCTTGGTTCGGTTCTTTGACTCTCCGAGAACGCGGGCGCGGCAAATGCGGATGGTCATGTTCACCAGGTCGACATCCTCCCACCGCAGGGCGATCTGCTCGCTATCACGCAGACCGGCAAAGAGGGCGAACTCGTAGTAGTCCGCCACCTCCAGGCTGCGTTTACGCAACTCCTGCAGAATCAGTTCCACCTCTTGCGGCGTGAACGGGTCGGGAGGTGGAACCTCCGCTTTGAGGTTTTCCACGCCGGTAACCGGATCGGGCAGGTTGGGCAGGCTTTTGCAGATCAACTCAAAGACCCCTCGCAAGGGGATCAGGATGTTGTTCTGCGTTTTGCGGGACAGGGGCTTGTGCGTTCTGCCCTTGGCGTCGGTGTACCCCTTGGCCAGCGCGGCGATACGCTTCTGGACCTTCTCATGCGTGATTTGGCGGGGATTGAGTGGTCCCCACTCACTTACCCAGTAGCTGTCCATGTGGCGCTTGTAGACGGTCAAGGTGGAATGCTCGGTGGAGCGGCTCTTGATCTCAAAAAACACCGTGCACCAATCCGAGAAAGTTCGTTCCAGTGCAACCTGGCCATCGGCGACTTCGTGCTCCACCTGTCCAAGGAAACGGTATTCCGGAAAGTGGGCCTCCAGATTGAAGACCCCCTGACGGATTTCCTCCACGATCTGCTGACGCAAGCGCAAGGCCGCCTTGAGGTTGCTGGCCGTCGGCTTGAGGGGCAACGTCGGCCGGTACTCCTTGCCGCGCCAGGTGAAGCGCAGCTGGATCCGCTCGTTCAGCGGGCTAACGCCGCCGGTTTCAGATTTTCGACCCATGCTTCATACCCCTTGAGATCAACCAGGATGTGCCCGTCTGGGGCACGCTTGAATTCGCGTCCTTCTATCCACACGCCTTCCTCGATCTTTCGGTGGATCGCTTTGGGGGTGTAGCCAGACAGGCTCTCGAACAGTGGCAACTTGATGTAGCGAACGGACATTTCGGGATCTCCTATGTGTGTTGGTGTTGGATGAGAATTCGGGTGACATCTCAGCTGCCTGTTCGCGTGCGCTCGGGGTGTGAGCACGCCGGCACACGCTGATGGGTGTCGTGCGCGGCGACGCGCAAGCGCTCCAGCAGGCCGGGCTCCAGGCGCCGATTCACGTTGAAGGCGGCCAGAGCCCAGCGGCCTTCGTAGACGACACACTGGCGGCCATCGCCGGTGAGCATCACCAGGCGGGTGTTGTTGGTGGTTTTCATGAGGTCTGTACTCCTAGGTCAGTGGCCAGGGCGGCCTGAAGGGCCTGCATGTACAGGCCCATCTCCGCCACGTTCAGGTCTTTGGTGGACATGGCCAGGGTCCGCTCGCCACTGGGCAAGACTTCCCACTTGGCCAAGCCCTTGGCGTTGCGTTCGGGTAGCAACTCGCGCTTGAAGTGCTCGTTCCATGTCTCTGCAGAAAACCGCTGCCCCTGCACCCAGGCCTGAGCGGCGGTCTGTGTGAGCCACACCCACATCAGGGCGTTTTGCTCCTGCGAGCGGTTCATGCGGTACGGCGCCACCGTGCAGCCCAGGGGCTTGTCCATCTGGGCAAAGGCGCGCCAGTTGTTGTTGAGGTTGGTCACCAGGGCGTCCAGGTGGCGTTGCTCGCGCAGCACAAAGAGGTGGTTCATGCCGCAGTCCTCGGCGTGCGTTGCCCTGAGCGCCGCAACCGTTGCTGCCACTGCTGCAGCAGCAACTGGCTCTGGCGCTCCCAAGGCCCTGCGGGCAGGTCCTTGGGAAGGCAATCACTGCGCGGTGCACGACAGTGGGTGATGGCACGTGGCTTCATTGCTGAGTAATATCAATTTGATAGCCAATAGGAGCGTAAAAATTCCACAGTTCGGCGCCCAGGTCCACCTCCGGTTGCAAGGCATGCAGGATGGCCAGCACGCTGGCGCCTGCGGTGCGCTCTTGCGGATCGGGGTCGTTCGCGTAGGTCCAGTGGTGGGACTTGAGCAACGAGACGTAGGTTCTGGCCTTGATCTGGGCGGCTTGGACGGGCGCGCGTTCAAAGGCGGCCAGGATCCGGCTAAAGGCAGGGTGCAATTGCGTGTTCATGGTGTGCTCCTGTGTCATGGGAAATAATGCTATCAAGCTGATAGCATTTAAATGGTGTGTTTACGCACACTGGGCTTGCTGAAAACAGGTAGTGACTGCATCAGCGTCGTGTGCTGCGCGCTTTGCGGGGCGTGCGTGTGGAAGGCCCCGGGGCGGGGGTGGTGGGCTTGTGCGGATGCAATGCCTCTTGCAGTAGGCGCTGCGCATCGGCAAACGCGCTGGACTGGGCCAGGCGCAGCAAACGCTGCTTGGACTGCTCGGAGACTTCGCGGCCGCGGTGCTCTTGCACGAACTGCAGGTATGCCGTTGCAGCGGACTTGTCGCCCGCCTGCAGGCCCGCGATGGCGCGCAGCAGCATGAGGTGCCAGGTGGCGGGGTTGTGGACGTCGCCCGTCATGCGTCATGGGCTCAATAGGGGATGTCATCGTCCATGTCCTCAAAGCCACTGCCGGTGCTGGCGCTGGCGGCCGCGTAGGTGGGGCGGGGTGCGGGGGTGGGCGCACGCGCCGATGTGGGCGCTCGGCTCTGTGCCGGGGCGTCACTGGCTTCGGGAGTCGCGCCACGGTCATTGCGCCCACCCAACATGCGCATCTCGTCCACGCGCACTTCGGTGCTGTACTTTTCGATGCCGTGGTTGTCGGTCCACTTGCGGGTGCGCAGGCTGCCCTCGGCGTAGATCAAGGCGCCCTTTTGCAGGTAGGTGCTGACGATTTCAGCGAGCTTGCCGTTGAAGACCAGGCGGTGCCACTCGGTGGCCTCGCGCGGTTCGCCGGTTTGCTTGTCCTTCCAGCGTTCGGTGGTGGCCAGTGTGGCATTGGCCACCATGCCGCCGTTGTCAAAGTTTCGGATCTCGGGGTCACGGCCGAGGTGGCCAATGAGTTGGACGCGGTTGAGACTGCTCATGAGGTTTGCTCCTTGTGTTTGAGGGCCAGGGTGCGCTTGAGGCGGCGCACGTCTCGCTCGAATTGCCGGTGGGCGTTGCTGTCGGACGGGGTGAGGGCGAAGGTGATGAATTCGCCCGTGGGTGCGGTGACGCGTGGGTGGGTGCTGATGCTGTAGCGCCAGCCTTCCTTCACCAGTTCGCGCACGATGCGGGCAATGCCCTTGTTTTGCGAGTAGCGACTCATTTGATTTCCAGTCGCTGCGCGCGCGTGAGCTTGGCGCCTGGCACCTCCACGCCGGCCTTGATGGCGGCTTTGATGGCGCTCTTGTCCACTTCCCAGGACGGGGGCGGGGGTGGCACCTCGCGCATGTAGGCCTGCGGGATGGTGCCGGGCTCAAACACGTCCACCGCCTCCGGGTTGTCGCGCACGCTGACGGTGAAGTAGGGGCCCTCGATCTTCTTGATACCGCAGCCCACCATGTTGGTGAGCAGGTAGTGCTTGACCGAATCGCGGCGGCGCTCGGCGCTCTTGCGGCGCTCGCCCATCGTCTTCTCGGCCGCCTTCATGGCCTCGATGCTCACGTCCATGTTGCGGATGAACATCGCCACGTTGGTGGCCTTGACCTCCAGATCGCCGGAGAGGCTTTCCAGGGTGTCGGCCAGGGTCTGGGGGTCCAGGTCCAGGTCGGCCAGTTTGCTGGCAGCGTCGCGGTACTCGGCCGCCAGTGCGTACAGGGCAGTGGTGCTCATGCTGTCACTCCTTCGGGGTGGGGGGTGTGGGTGGCAGCGGGCGCAGGGTCGGCTGCCTCGGGATCGGTGGCCAGGGGATCGGCCATTGCCGCCACCAGTTCGGTGCGGCGGGTGTTGGCCGCGAAGCGGATGCGCTCCAGCGCTTGCGTGTCCTGGCTTTCGTTGGCCAGGGCTGCGGCAGCGTCAAAGTGGCAGCGCAGCAGCGCCTTGTTGGGGGCGGTTGCAATCGCCTGCAGCGCGGCGTGCAGCAGGCCTTGCTCCACGCCCGCCTGTGCCGGCTCGGCGCCCGAATCCAGCCAGGCTTTGAGACGCACACCGTCTTCATGGCTCACCGGTGCCGGGTCGCGGTCCATCCACAGGCGAGTGCGGTCCTTGCTGGCGGTGGCGTAGTGGCCGCTGTGCACCAGGTCCAGCACTGCGGTGAACTCGTACTCGATGCCATCGCGCTGCTCGGTCTTCATGCCCAGCTTGACCACGGTCTTGCGGCCGTTCTTCTCCTCCTGCGCGGTTTCGGTCTTGCTGCGCATGGTCACGATCACGTGGCCGGGGTAGGTGAGCATCGCGTCCACAAATCGCCGGTGCCTGGGGGTGGTCTCGTTCCACGCGCTCCAGGTGTTGCCCCGAAACTTGGCGTTGGCCAGCGTGTCGTTGATCTCCAGGCAACCGCCCACACCACTCCACTCGGGGGTGATGCCATCGATGATCACGATGTCGTAGCCGGCCTTGGCCGCGCTTTGCAGCGCTTCAATGAAGCGCTCCGGGGAGTAGGGCGCGCCCAACTCCAGCACGTCAAACTCCGGGATGCCGGGCAAGCCGGCGTAGAGGCTGGCCGAGCCCTTCTCGGTATCGATCAGGGCCACCGACCCACCCAAGCCACTGGCCACCAACAACGCCGACCAGGTTTTGCCTGAACCGGAAGGCCCAGAGAGGGCCAATCGTGCTTTGGCGCTGCGTCTCACTGCTTTCTTGAACTCCATTTGGTTTCTCCTGTTAACGCGTGCAAAGCGCACGCCTGGGCTATCTGATAGCAAATTGATAGCTTTGCAAGATGCAAAAAAAAATTGATGTGTGTGTTGCCTCACGTTTCCAGAATTTCGATGCCATGCACGGCCAACATGAGGTGGCGCTTGATGCGGTAGCCCTCGGTGCGCAGGCCCTTGCAGTCCTCGACGATGCGCTGGCCGTCTTGCGTGTAGACAAAGTCGGCGAAGTAGCGCAGCGCGGGTGTGGCGCGCTTGGCAGCGAAGCGCACGGAAGGGGCGAGCACGAAGGGGACTTCGCGCTGCAGGTCAGCGATCACGCCGCTGCGTTGCATCACCATCAAGGTGCGGTGGCGCTGGGCTTCGCGTTTGCTGCGGTAGGACTCGCCGTCCACCGTGCACTTGGTGTTGCGGTACTTGCTCGTGCCGGAGGTGGTCACGCGCGCGGCCAGAGGTTTGCGCTTCATGCGCACACCCAGATGCTGGTCGGGCCCATGTGGGTGCCAGCGGATTTGCGCGGCCCGAAGCCCACGCGCTTGATCAGGTTGGCCCGTGCGGCGCGTGTGACGACCAGGCCCCAGGCGCGGGCATCCGGTGGCGGGGCAAAGCCGGCCAGGATGGCGGCCTGGCGCACGTCCTCGGTCATGAACGGTTTTCGGTGGGTGGCCACGAACTGGAACAGGAACTCGTAGGCCTGCTCGGACCAGCCGGGCTGGACGCGGTCGGCGTGATCGGCCGCGCGTTCGGCGCCGCGGTTGCGTGCCAGTCGCTCAGCTTGCAAGTCGGGTGTGAGCAGATTCATTTGCATCGAAGGACTCCTTGCGGTCGGTGGGTTGGACAAAGTGGAGGGGAATCACCAGGTGACTGGCGCCGCAGGATCCGCGTGCGTGCACCAAACGGGCCTTCTGGGGGTCACCGATGGCCATCGGTTCGGGCGCCGGCAGGCCAAAGCGTTGGTAGTCGGCCGCGGTGGCGCATTCGCCGGCGAGCACTGCGGGGTAGCTCAGGTCCTGCTGCGCGGCATAGGCCTGGTAGGACTGGCAAAAGCGGTGCTGCACGAAGCCCAGTTCGCTCGTGGGCGTGCGGCACAGCTTGACCCAGCCGCCCAGGTCATGAACCACGGCGTGGATCACCGGATCATCGAAGACCACATCGCGCCAGGCGCCCACGCCGCTCATGGCCTGCAGTGTCTTGCCCCAGGCGATCAGGGAGCGGTCGCCATGGGTTCCTTGCAGGACGCGCACGATGTCGGCGACCTTGGGAGCGAACATGCCGCGCTGCGGATCGGTGGCGTGCGCCGTGAAGGCCTTGCGCACCTGCTCCAGGCTGAAAGGCTCGCAGGCTTGCTGCCACACGGTCAGAGAAAACCGGGACAGGTCGGCACGCCAGTACGACAGGGCTTCGCTCAGGAAGAGCGCCAGTTCACTGTGTTCGCTGCTCTGCATCTTGTGCCTCCATTTCCTTGATGAATGCTTCGGCCACCGCGCGGTTGCTCTCCTCGATGGCGATCTGGCGGTTGAAGTGGATGGGTGGGGCCCTCTGGGCTGATGTCGCGGCCTGCATTCGGGCAATCCAGTCGGCCTTGAAGCCGGCCCAGCCGTGGGTGCTGCAGGCCTCCAAGGCCAAGGTCAAGGAGAGACCGGCCTTGCGGGCCTCGCGCTTGATGTCGGCCAGGGCGTTGGCGGTCAGCGGTAAGCGCTTGGCAGTACGGATGGCCAGAAAGTCCTGCCAAAGGCGAGGGGGGACCCCCTCGGGTGGCAACAACGCGTCTTCGCGTTGTTTCTTCTTTTCCTTTGGTATTGGTATTGGTTCTGGTGTTGGTGTTGGTGTTGGTGTTGGTGTTGGTGGCAATGCCGCGGCATCGTTTTTTGATGCCGCGGCATCCATTTCGGTATGCCGCGGCATTGCCGCGTTCATGTCACTGGCATTGCCAGCGCATGCGTCTGGCATTGCCGTGTGCACGTCACTGGCATTGCCAACGCTTGCGTCTGGCATTGCCGCAGTCGCAAATTCACCCTGTTCTGATTCATCCCCAGGCAACTTCCAGCGCTTGTTGGCCCGTTCGCGCTGCTTTTGCTGCTTCTCGCGCATGACGGCGATTTCCTCGTCCGCGCGAGCGTTGACCCAGCCTTCCTCGGTCTGCCTGAAGAATTCATTGAGCACGCTGCGCAGGGCTTCCCTGAAGCTCTCCTCGCTGGCCATCGTCAGCCGATACAACTGCGCCAGATCCAGGGGCAGTGGGGTCTCGGTGGTGTAGTAGAGGTCCAGCAAGCGGCGGTAAAACAGGTCCTCCAGCACCGTGAGGTGCCGGGTCCTGCGGGCGTAGTCGCCGATGTGGAAGTTGTAGTAATTCATGCGATGGACCCGGATGAGGTCGGTTGAGGTTTTAAGAGCTATCAAATTGATAGCACATAGGGCCAAAAAAAGGGACTCAGTGAATTTCATCGGGAGGCGGCGGGGGGCGGCTCTTGCGACGGTGTTGGGCGACGCCGACCTTGTTGCCATCGGGCATGGGGGCGGCGCCGCTGGGGCGCAGGTGGTGCTTGGGGGTGAGCAGCATCTCCAGGGACATCTCGCCCTGGCTGAGCGCGACCAAGCGGCGCGCGAGTTCGATGCTGGGGCGCTTTCGCAGATTGGCAATTTGCTTCCAGTAGTCATAGCTGGTGCCACAAGCGATAGCCAATTGCTCGCAATGTTTGATGCCATGGCGCTTCCAGTAGGTCATGGCGCTGACAGGTCCTGAAGCGTCGGCAGCCGCGCTGGCGGGGTCATTCGGGGCGATAGGGGTCAAATTAGGGGTTTTCATGGAGGGTTGTCTCGCGCAAGACATGACATATAATGAACTATCAAAGAGATAGCATAGCAACAATGGCGATGCGCAACAAGCGCAATTCGCTACCGGTTCTACGGTGCACACGCCTGCATCAAAAACCTGCACAGTGCTGTTGGTACAAGAACCTTTAGGAGGGTTGGCTTCATGGATGTTTCTCATTTCCGTCAAGAAAACTTTGCCCGGCTCTTTCGGGAGTTCCGTGAAGCGCACAGCCACCTGCCTGACCGCGGGATGTTCAAGTTGTTTGCCGAAAAGGTGGAGGTCTCTGACCGCTACCTCTCCCACGTGCGCAACGGCCGGCGGGAACTGGGCAATGCCACGGTGCGGCAAATCGAGGCGCGTCTGGGCAAGCCTCATGGCTGGATGGATCTCCCGCATACCGACGATGAACCACGCGATGCCGACGAGCGCATCCTGGTCGAGCAGATCATCAACCTCTACCGCCACTCGCCCGACGTGGTCAAACGCCTGATCGCAGAGGCGATCAAGGAAGTGCTCAACGCCAAAGCGGACCTCAAGCATGACAAGCCCTCCGAAGCCCCTGTGGCCAAACGCGCCAAGCGGCGAGCTTGAGCAACTTCAGGAGTTGCAGCAGCAGTTGCGCCGCGCCAGCGCCGAGGAACTCTCTGAGGTCTATGCCCGGGTGGGCAGCATCTTGCAAAGGCATGCGCGCCCGGTGTTCCAGGATCTGCCGGTCGCAGAAGCTTTGACGCCTGCGGCGCCAAAACTTCCCCTTCAGCACTGAAGTCGTCTTACAGGGTCGGGTCACTTCTGGCCCTTCCTCAGGCCGTCAGCATCTGCAGGGCGCGGCTCTTGAGGGTGGCGCCCACGCCAAACAGGGCGCTGTCCTGGCGGGTGTCGGCGCTGCGGGCCCGCGCTTCGTGGTCCACGTACTGTGTCACCGCATTGAGCAGGCCCCACTTGGTGCCGCGTGCGCTCGCCAGTTGGGCGCCTTGGCCTTCCCCGTCAAACAGCCTCATGATGGTCTTGTAGCCCCGGGTGTCTTCCACATTGGCGCCGTTGCTCGGGGTGGGCAGCAGCGCGTGCAGAAAGTCACTGGCGCCTTGCACGCTGGCCTGGGCCTTGGCCAAGGTTTCAGCGGCTCGGGCAAAGGCGTCAAAGGAGGTGCTGATCTTGCGCAACTCCATCTTGGCCTTGGCCGCATCGAACTTGGTGGAGTGGCGCACGTGCACGCGGGCGGGCATGCCTCCCAGGGCCGCGTTCAGCGTGTTGCGGCAGACCACGCGCAGGCTGATCTGGCCAATGGTGGTGGACATGGAGCCATCGCAGGCGGTGGCAAACAGCAAGCGGCCCACCACTTCATCGCCACCGGGCAGGTCAAAGCCCTGCGCGGTCTTGACGGCGGCAAAGAGGCGGCTGCCGCCCATCATGGTGCCGGCGGACTCCAGCACGTAGCCGCCCGCTTCGGTCATCTCCCGGAAAAACTCCAGCGCCTCGGACGGCTGCACCTCGTTGTAGCGCTCGGAGACCACCCCCAGCGGCAGCAGGTTGTCGCTGCGGTAGAGCACCACGCGGTCCTTGACGCTGTGGGGCTGCATGCGCGGCAACTGCAGGATCGGGTCCATGTCCGGGGTGCTGAACTGCACGGTGGCGCGCTCAATGCGCCAGTTCATGCCAGCGGCGGCTTGCATCTCTTCAACGCTGGCGCCCTCGCGGATGCTCTGGCCCAGCCCATGCCAGGGCTTGGCGCCCAGGTAGGCCAGTTCCGTGATGCCGTTGGTCTGTGTCAGTTGGTGGCAGGCTTGCATGTTCATGGTGGACTCGCTTTCGGATGGGTTGGGGGAGGGTTGTGTTGGCGGGCTCAGTAGCAGATGCCTTGGCTGGAATCTTTTGGCGCGTTTTTCTCCAGCAGCGCCACCATCACGGGGGTGCTGTGCCAGGGCAACTCGCGCGGCAGGCCGTGGTCCTGGTAGACCTGGTCCAGTGCGGACTCCGCGCTGGTGGCCTGCACGGTCACGGCCACGTGCACGGTCAACTCCACCGTGTAGGACTTGCGCTCGGGCTTGGGGGAAGGGGTGTAGGGCAGGGCAAGCAATCTCATGTCAGCTCCTTGGGTTGGCGGTGCGGAAGTGCACCCGTCAGCGCTCTCGCTTGCGGCTGCGCTCACGGCAGTCCTCACGCTCACCAATGCCAGCCCAGCAGCAGGGCCAGCAGTGCCCACGCGCCCAGCAAGGTCAGCGCATGGCGCAGCACCCGCGTCAGCCGGCGCAGCCAGGGCCGGAGCACGCGGCGCGCCCGCGGTGGTGGGCAATACGTTTGTCGGTGTTGGTACATCGGGGATCTCCTTTGAGATATCAAATTGGTAGCATTGATGGGCAAAAAAACCGAAGCAGGTGCAGCAGGCGCGCAGACCATCTGGCCGTATCGGGCCTGGGTGGGTGCAGTAATGCTGTCTGGTTGGTAGTTCATTGCGGTGGTGCTTTGCGTGTTGGACTTAGGGTCTACTGTACACGCCTCACTGATAAAAGCTAGCTAGTAGATAGCTTTAAACAGGTAGTTTAAAAACAACTCGCTCTTGTTGATGGTGTGTAAACACACCAAATTGCTCGCGCATTGCCATCAGAATCGGTTTTGCTCTTGCACGGAATTGGAAATTGATCCGTGCGACAGTTAACAGGTATTGACTATCAAAGTGATAGCGTTACTATTCGCACCGATACGTGACTGATTTGATATGACAACGAAGTTGAAAGTGCAGATGCGTTCCGTTGAGGGCTTGCTGCCCTATGCACGCAACGCGCGCACGCACAGCGAGGAGCAGGTGGCGCAGATTGCCGCCAGCATCCAGGAGTTTGGCTGGACCAACCCGATCCTGGTGGACGGCGCGGGCAATGTGATCGCCGGGCATGGCCGCCTGATGGCCGCCAAAAAGCTGGGGATGGGGGAGGTGCCGGTGATTGAGCTGGCGCACCTGAGCGAGGCACAAAAGCGCGCCTACATCCTGGCGGACAACAAGCACGCACTCAACGCCGGCTGGGACGAGGAGCTGCTCAAGCTGGAGTTGCACGCCCTGGCGGAACTCAACTTCGATTTGGCGCTCACGGGCTTCAGCGGGGACGAGCTCTCGGGGCTGATGTTCGAGGACCCGGCCGATGAGGTGGTGGAGGACAAGCCGCTGAACTTTGTCGTGCAGTTCAACATCGTCTTTGATGACGAGCCCCAGCAGGAGCGCTGGTTCCAGTTCGTGCGCTACCTCAAGGACAGCTACCCGGACACGGAGACCCTGGGCGCACGCCTAGCCCAGTTCATCGAGGACAACAGCCTTGGCACGAGTTAAGCAATACATCGAGACGGATGTGCTGACGGAGGCCAAAAAGCGCCTGCACCACATCTTTGACGTGTTTGACACCGTGGCCGTGATGTTCTCCGGAGGCAAGGATTCCCTGGTGGTGCTGCACCTGTGCCACGAGGTCATGCAGGAGCGGGGCATCACCCGGCCGCTGGACGTGGTGTTCCGCGACGAGGAGCTGATCCCCGACGAGGTGATCGACTTCGTGGACAAGTACCGGCATGAGCCCTGGATCCGCATGCTGTGGTTCACCGTGCCGCTCAAGTCCACCAAGTACATCCTGGGCGTGTGCCACAGCTATGTGCAGTGGGACCCGGCGCGCGAGTGGATCCGGGCCAAACCGGAGTGGGCGTACAGCCTGCCGTCGGACGACACCCGGGTCTTTGACCAGTACAGCATGGACAGCTTCACCGCGCAGTTCTACCGCGGCAAGATCGCTTTCCTGACCGGCATCCGTTCCAGCGAATCGATCATGCGGTTTCGCGCCTGTGTCAACAAGCTCAACGAGAACTACATCAACGCCGTCAGCGATCCCTCCATCAAGAACGTCATGCTGTGCAAGCCGATCTTTGACTGGGAGGAAGACGATGTGTTTCGCTACTTCTACGACCGCGAGATCGCCTACTGCCAGATCTACGACATGCAGATGTGGGCGGGCAATGGCCTGCGCGTGTCCACCCCGCTGCACGCGGAAAGTGCCAAGCGCTTTGACCTGATCCGCCAGACCACGCCGGACTTCTACCAGCGCGTGACCCGGGTGTTCCCCGAGATGCTGGCCCATGAACGCTACTGGCATGAACTGGACCGTGAAGCCATCAAGCAGCGTTATGGCCAGTCCTATGCGGGCGTGCGGGCCTGGATCGAAGAGCACATCGAGGACGAGAAACAGTACGAACTGGCCATCCGGCGCTTTGACAGCGTGATGGTCCGGGCCGTCCGCTACCCCGACAGCTATCCCCCCGCGCACGTGCTCAACGCCTTCATGGGCGGGGGCTTCAAGCGCGAAATCCTTCCCAAAGGCAAGACAGGCAATACAGGCAGTACCAAGAAGTTGAGAGCAGCATGAGCGAGACAAAAATCCAGGACCCCCATCAGGGCGCCGCCCCATCGGCCGATCCCATCAACCAGGTGCAGTGGCGCCTGGCCAGCAGCCTGCACGCCAATTCCTGGAACCCCAATGTGGTGTTCACCCCGGAGTTGAAGTTGCTGGAGCGCTCCATCCTCAAATGTGGCTGGATCCAGCCCATCATCGTCAACCCCGATGGTCTGGTGATCGATGGATTTCACCGCTGGCGCTTGTCCCAGGACAGTGAGGCGCTGCAAAAGCGTTACGCCGGAAGGGTGCCCGTGGTGGTGATGGCGCTGTCCAAGCCGGAGGCGATGCTGCTGACCATCCGCATCAACCGCGCCAAAGGCTCCCATGTGGCCGTACAGATGAGCGTGATCGTCAAGGAACTGGTGGACGAGCACCACTACGACCGTCAGGAGATCGCCCAGAACATCGGCGCCACGCTCGACGAGATCGATCTGCTGTACCAGGACGGGGTGTTCAAGATGAAGAACATCAAGGACTACAAGTACAGCAAGGCCTGGTACCCCCGCGAGACCAAAGGGGTACGCCATGCGGTTTAACGCGCCTGAGCATCTGCACGCCTGGAAACTCAGCCACCGCTACCCGGCCATCCACGACAACATCTTCCAGCTGTGCAGCAGTCACATGCGGGGCCTGCGCGTGCTGGACCTTTGCTGCTCCACCGGTTTGCTGGGGGCACGTGTGGCCGCCTACTTCGGCGCCCATGTGGTGGGGGTGGATGCGGACGAGCGTGCCTTGAACGCGGCGCGTGCGGCCGGACTGGACATCCACCTGGTGCACATGCATGTGGACTCTTTTAACTTGGCCCCACTGGAAAACCTGATACAGCAGCACCAGATACAGACGGTGCTGGCGCGCAGGTGTTTGCCTGAACTGTTTGGCCATGACCTGCAAGCTGGCGCGGCCTTTGCCCAGATGCTGCATCGCCTGAAAGTGCAGGAGGTGTTCATCGAGGGAAGGGTGGCCAGCAAGGCCGCGGTTAACCCGCTGGCCAGCCTGGCCGGGGAGGTGGACCTGCTGGCGCCGCACTACCGGGTGAGCAAGCTCCACCACAACGTGGCGTTTCTCAAGAGGGTCCCATGAAGAGTTACAACGGATACACACCCGCCCAGCGCAACAAGGCGCAAGCCTGGCTCAACAGCCAGTGGCGCGCGGGCAAACTGCAGCGTCCCAGCGTCTGCCATGCCTGCGGGCAAACGCAAGGCATCATCGATGCGCACGCGGAGGACTACAGCGAGCCCTTTGCCGCGGGCAAGACCGATCAGTACCACCTGTGCTTTCAGTGCCACATGATGGTCCACTGCCGATTTCGCAACCTGGACAAGTGGCGCTGGTACAAGCAAGCGGTTGCGGACGGCATGACGTTCGAGCCGTACTTTGCCCGAGACTTTGGACGCTTCTCCCGCGACACGCTGGAGGGGATGCCCAAGATGGTGGCTTTTGGTGAAGCACGCACGGACCTGCTCGGAAAGATTGCCTGATGGCTGCCGACTGGACCGCGATCAAGCTGGCCTACGTCAACGGCGGCATGTCCATGCGCGAGTTGGCGCAGCGCTTTGATGTCGGTGCAGCCGGTCTCATGAAGCGTGCGGCCAAGGAAGGCTGGGAAGCAGAGCGTCAGCAAAACTCAGCAAAAGTCAGCAACGCAGCTCAGATGCTGATCAACGAGGAGCGGCCCAGTGAACTGGCCGCCTTCAACCAGGGTGACCTTCAACTGTCCAAGGCGCTGCGTGCCATGGTGGCCAAGCAGATCAGCAGTGCCCAGCAGGAAAACGCGCCCAAGTTGAGCGCCACCGACCTGCGGGCCCTGGCTGGCACGGCCGAGGTGGCGCAGCGCATGGGCCGCTTGGCGCTGGGGGCCAATACGGAGAACGTGGGCCACGCGGGCATCGCTGGCCATCCGATTGAGGTGACCAGCATCCCGGTGGAGGTCTACCTGGAGGCGCGCGCCAAGGTGGTGGATGCGTACTGAATCACCGGCCGAGCATCTGGCGGCGGTGGTGGAGGCGCGTGCGGACCTGTACTTTTTCTCGCGCTACATGTTCGCCAAGCGAAAGGGCTACCGGTGGGCCCACAACTGGCACCACCAGAGGATCTGCGACGAGCTCACCAAGGTGTTTCGGGGTGAGACCAAGCGGCTGATCATCAACATCCCGCCGCGCTACTCCAAGACCGAATTGGCGGTGGTCAACTTCATCGCCTGGTCGCTGGGGCATTTCCCCGATGCGGAGTTCATCCACACCAGCTACTCCAGCACGCTGGCCGTGAACAATGCCTTCATGGCCAAGCTGCTGGTGGAGAGCGACGAGTACCGGGAGATCTTCCCGCAGTTGAGCATCCGTCACGACAGCAAGTCCAAAGGGGACTGGCGCACGCAGCAGGGCGGGGTGGTCTACGCCCAGGGCTCAGGAGGCACCATCACCGGCTTCGGTGCCGGCAAGATGCGCTCGGGCTTTGGTGGCGCCATCATCATCGATGACCCGCACAAGGCGGGGGAGGCAGACAGCGATGTGATCCGCAAGAACGTGATCGAGTGGTTCGGCAACACGGTAGAGAGCCGCAAGAACGACCCCGAGCACACCCCGATCATCGTGATCATGCAGCGTCTGCACGAGGCCGACCTGGCCGGCTTCCTGGCCGCTGGTGGGAATGGCGAAGAGTGGCAGGTGGTGAGCCTGCCCGCGATCTCCGAGGACGGGCAGCCCCTGTGGCCGGCCAAGCACAAGATCGAGCAGTTGCGGGCCATGGAGAAGGCTAACCCCTACGTCTTTGCCGGCCAGTACATGCAGCGGCCCGCGCCCCTGGGCGGGGGCGAGTTCATGCCCGACAGGATCGAGACGGTGGAGGTGCTGCCCGCGGACGTGCGCTGGGTGCGTGCTTGGGACCTGGCCGGTACCGACAACGGCGGGGACTGGACAGCCGGGGCCTTGCTAGGTGTGACGCCTGGCCAGCAGTACGTGATCGCGGACATGGTGCGGGTCCAGGAAGGGCCGGGCGCGGTGGAGCAGACCCTGAAGAACACCGCCAGCCGAGACAGCAAGGCCATCACCATCAGCATCCCGCAGGACCCAGGGCAGGCCGGTAAGGCGCAGATCCGGCACCTGGTGAACCTGCTGGCGGGCTACAGCGTGCGGGCCAAACCGGTGTCGGGCGACAAAGTGATGCGGGCACGGCCCCTGGCGGCGCAGGTCAACGCGGGCAATGTGCTGATGCTGCGCGGGGACTGGAACGCGGCCCTGCACCACGAGATGCGCAACTTCCCCAACGGGGCCAACGATGACCAGATCGATGCGCTGTCACTGGCCTTTGACGAGTTGACCGACAGCAAGGTGGGCTTGCTGGACTTCTACAAAAGCCAGGCACAAGAGGCGAGGGCCTTACGGTCACCAGGGTTGGTGACGCCGGGGATCCAGGTTTCCTAG